ACCGCTTCAGACCGGGGGGTATGCCGCCCTGTCCTCGCTGATCTCTTACCGTCCTGCCTCCACTGCTGCCTGCAGTGCTGCTCTCGTTATGCTTCCGCTCTCTGCCTTCTCGTGACACTCCCTGCACAGTGTGATCAGATTGTCATCATCTAATCTCAGATCATAATCTTCACTGATCGGTACGATGTGATGGACCCCAAGACCATCACGTGTGTATCTGATGCCTGCACCATCCAGCCCATGAAGGCATGACTGACACAGATGATGGTCACGTTCCCTGATTGCTTTGCTCTTTCTCGTCCACTTTGCAGACGAATGAAAGAAATCTGAGACCCCCTGTTTTTTCTTGACCTGCCTTTTTTTCAAGGCCTCCTTTTTCTGAGGGCAGATATATTTCTTATCATGAATTCTGCCGCAGTATGTACACGACTTAAGCATCCTGCTTTTCCTTTCTTCTCGCTCTCCATGCCCGGATCCTAAACGTAATCTTGCAGTAGATCCACTCGATCAGGCTGAACACTGAAAAGGTGGTGAGCACCGGCCAGAAGAACACGTTCAGGATGCAGGACTTGACCATCATCCAATATTCCTTATCCGTCATACCCGGACGAAACCAGTGATACGCAAGGAGCCCGGCTTCTGCCATTCCGATCAGCAGATATGTGATCACCATGCGGTTCTCGAAATAAATAATAAACATAGGCTTTCCCCTCTTTTTGACAGAAAAAAAGCGGCTCTTCCGAACCGCTCAGAGTATTTATATTCCGGCTTCTCTGTGTTCCGGATCGTGTGCAACAAGGAGGATTTATTATGGCATTTTTCGCTTTCGCTTAGTTTACACTATATCACAGGTGCAAGGTGACATTCCATGACATTTCGTGACATCTTTAAAATTATTTCAAATCTTATTTCTTTCCCGAAACTCTCTGAGTGCATTTTCATGCAAACGGTATACCTGCCGCACGGAATACTTTGTCCGCTCCGCAATCTCCTCCCACCCGAAGAAATCAAGATACCTCATCTTTAAGACCTGGATATGTAGTGGACTTCTCATGTGATTGATCTGGCTGACGATTTTTTCCTTTTTCTGCTCCATTTCTAAAATCTCTTGTGCGATTCTTTCTTCCAGGCTTATCAGCCGGGCAATTGCTTCCTGCATCTTCGGAGTCGGAGTGGTTTGCACCTTTATCCCGGTATAGTCAATTCCAGAAATCCCCTCAATGCTGTTTCTGAGTTCTGCTGCCTGCTGCCGTTTCGTCTTCACCTTCACATTCAGCAGATAGATCTGTGACAGGTATTCCTTTGCTGTCATCGCTCTTCCTCCCGTCTCTTTCTTCTCGCCTCAGTTCTCATCTGTGCCAGTTCTTCCTGGCTGCATCCCACCCCCACTTCTTTTTCTATTCTTGTCTCTATTCTTGCGATTTTTTCTCTTACGCTGTCTGATACCATTTCGACATCATACATCCCATTTTCTTCGCTCTCTGCCTTTTTGGTACGCATCCCTTTTAAAAGCAATACCTCCAGCATAATCAGCAAAATATCCGTCACAATAAGCAACACATTCGCTGTCATAAGCATAATTTTTCACCTCCCCTCACCGAAGGATTCAGCTGTTACCAGTGCCTTCCCTTTTTGTCTACAATCGTGATTTTTCCAAGCACTCGTAAATCTCCAGCTTCACACATAATCTTTACCATCTTCCTGAAACGTACGACCTCCGCCGGTGGCCGGTCAGCCGCAGCGATGGCCGCACCTGTAACCTCATCTGTGTATCCTTCTTTGTTCTTGAATATCTCATTCTTTTTCATCATCGTTAGTCCCAACCTTCACTCCTTTCTTTAGTACGCACATCGTGCACAATCCCTTAGCGCCCTGTTCTTCCACGGTATCTGCCAGCGGGATCCGCCAGCATTTCGCTCCACACCCCGGACAAGTTGTAAGCCTCCACCCTGGCTTGCCTTTCGGGACGTTGGAACAAAGTGGCATACAGTAGTATCCGCCCCGATCAGTAGCCTTTCTCGGCCTTATCTTTACTTCCATCCCGTTCTCCTTTCTCAAATTTCAGTTTAGATGTTCATAACACCAGATTTCCATCCTGCTTTTTTAGCCTCTTCTGAAAGAATCTCATTTTCTTCAGCTATAGCCATACTTTTTTTAGGTTTACATCTTCTTTTCTCTGTACATTCTTTATTTAGCCTTACACACCATCCACATGGTGTTTCATATTGGCAAAACATTGTTCCAAACATATTATATTCCTCCGCTAAATCTTAATTTTCTTCATACGATTCTCCTAAATTTCAGTTTAAATTATTAATTCCATCTGCTTTCCTTCTGGTGCATAATTCATCCACAAGACTTCCGTCCGTCTTCTCCCGCCTTCTGCTCTTGTACTCAAGCTGGCCTTGTTCCATCCAGAAAGCACCTCGTTATACATGTCATTATCATATCCAGATATCAAAACCTTCCCTGGATGATCCAAAAGAGTACGCAACAGTTCCAGATGCTCCTCGTCCGACATTTCATGCTTGTATAAATAGTTTTTTCTCGTGTCTTTCAGATATGGTGGATCTGCGTATATAAAAACGTCTTCCGTATCGTACCGACCGATTAAATCTACTGCCGGAAGGCACTCTATCTGCACACCAGTCAAACGTTTCGCCGCCAAATCCAGCGTTTCAGGAAGTTCGCTCCATGCCTTGGCCGGATTCGGTGAATTTGTCTGCTGTCCAGTCTTAAAGCCATTCTGGTAATGATTCCCGCACCCAAATCCCATCCAGCACTTAATTGCAAACTTTCTGGCCCGCTCCATATCATCACCGCCTTGGTCATATGCTCCTTTGTATTCAGATCTTGCATATGGTGTCAGCCTGATGCTGTTTCTTAACTCTTCCGGCTGACTCCGCAAGATCTTGTAAAAATTCACAATTTCTGTATCTATGTCATTCACAGTCTCTATATGGCACCGCTCTTTATTAAATAGGACGGCCAGGCTTCCCGCAAATGGTTCCAGATATACTTTGTGCTCCGGTATGTATGAGCATATCCAGTCTGCTATCCTATTCTTTGCCCCCGGATACTTCAACACACTCTTCACTCTCATAACCTCCGTTAAATCTTGATTTAGGTTGTTTTCTAACCGTTTAGCGGCCTCGTTCATGCAGATCTCGCCGAGAAAATCCGACATTACTTTTTCCGTTTTTTATCCTCCGCTATTAAGTTACCTGATCGATCTCATAGTCCATTCACAGAGGATACTCGCTTAAATCAATCTGTAACTTCGCCAGATCAACAGCAGCTTTATACGCCTGTGCGTGCTTATTGTCACCGTGCACCGTTTCCACAGCCTTAAGTAACTCATCTGTATTTCCTCTAAAACACCCGCATTTCACGCCGATTGTATGATGCTTTGTGCGGAAAAATGTTGTGAAATCGTCGCGGCTTCCCAGCGGCCCAGCAACCACATAATGAGACATTTTAAATATCTGTGCATCGCCGGACACCACCGCATTGCCGGACACCTGCGCATCGCCGGACACCTGCGCATTGCCGTACACCAACGCATCGCCGGACACCCACGCATTGCCGGACTGATCGAGGTTTCCTTCTTTCTCGACAAATCCTCCAAGCTCTCCCTCTTCAACATTTCCAAAGTCTACCAAAGCCTTAATTCTGAAAAGTGTTCTTCCGAACTTTACAATGCTTTCGGCTGTCAATTCATATTTTTTCATTCCATATCCTCCAAATCTTAATTCAATTTTGTCAAAATCTCGGATCTTATGTGTTCAAAAATCGCAAATTTACCATGTCTTCTCTGACTTAGCTCCTCTAATCTTTCTTGTGCCTCTTCGATATTTTCAAACTCGCCATATGGATACCAGTGGGCATCTATAACTCTATATTTAGCGACAACATACGTTATTTCTGAACGCTCATTCTTTTCCTTGAAGCCGTCTATAATCATAATCTCCTCCAAATCTTAATTTACTTTCGCTCTCCTGTCCTGCTGCGCTTATGCCAGGCTCTCTTGCGCTGGATCCGTCCATAGCGTTCCAGCAACCTATCAATTTTTTTACCTTTTCTTTTTCAAGCAGTACCCACTCCATAGTTCATTCCCCTCCTGACTAATAATTTTCTTACTTGTATGGCTCCGGCAACGGCATCCAGGCATTCACAAAAAGTCCCTCGGAAAGATATGTGTAGTCCTCATCTCCCGGGTAAAATGCCCCGCTCCCGTCATCATCAACTCTATAAGTCGCAATATCCGGGAGTGTAAAATTATCAAACG